ATAGTAGCCTCGCCACCAAAATCAATAGTAATAACTCCTCCGTCTATAGATGCAGACCTACCACCAGTTCCAGAATCAATAAACACAACTTGGATACCATTTCCGGCAGTACCATCATAATCTCCAGCAGCAGTTGCGGAAACAGAAATGGAAGGTGCGGGGTCTCCACCAGTTGCGGTTTCAATAGTTGTAGTAGCCTGTACGTTGGCAGCCAAAGTACCTAATGTGACAGTAAGAACGTCCTCAACTAATTCTGCGTCTAACGCTCCGTCAACTTCCTCGCCTGCTACAACTTCAACGGTATAATCATTTCCATCAGCACCAGCTTCATCTACTTCAATCGTGATGTCACCGACCACAGATTCGGCAGCTATTGGTGTATTGTTTGTTTTTAAATAAATTACTAAATTATTATCTGCTAATTCTGCTGATAAAGCTGAATTTGCTTTGCCTGGGTCTGCATACGTTACAGTCAAATCATTTCCCGTAAGACCAGGTGTAACCGATTCAAATTTTAGATTACTGTCTGGGGTTAAAAAGTTTGTACTAAGAGACGCTTTTTTCGCATTTACTGGTACATCTGCAAACCATTTTTTATGAAAAATAGTTAAACCATCAAGTGTATATCCCATGCCATACACTTCCTCTCTTTATATTTTTGTTATTTTAATTAAATCCTGAAAAATTATTAAATGTATAATCAACTACATAAGATTTTAGGGTTTTACGTGTTTCATTAACCAATCCAGTCAATTTTTCTATCAAGTTTGCCGGACTATGCAAACTATAATCTTTAGTCGAAATCCTATTTCTTAATTCTTTTTCCTTGTATAATTGTTTTTCTAACCATACAAGTTTAATCCCTTCTGCTAATATCCATTGTTCTTCTTCGCTTAAATCTTCATTAAATTGTTTTTCTTCATTATCAACATCTGTTAAATCTTTTGTACAAGATTTAAAATATAAAGTTTTTGCTTTGTTTAAAAATATCTGAAGTAATTCTTCATATTCTTCGTCTGTGAGTATAGATAATAAATTACTATCATCAAATAATATACTTGATTTAGTATAAATATCACTGTATGGGGTTGCCATCAATCATCACCCCTTTATTTGGTAAATAAATCAGGGTTTCTAAATTGTTGTCTAAGAAAATTCATCTTACTATTGTCATTAAATAAACCTTTTCTATATAAAACATACCCGACTTCAACTATGGTTTCTGCTACTTCATTTGAATTTTTAACTTTATTTTCAAACTCTTCTATTGTTACCTCTTTAGAAAATAGTTTTTCAATATCAATAGGACTAATTTTCTTTTCGTTATAATAAATATTAGTTAAATTCAAATCTCTAATTACGTCTTCTAACTCTACTTCTGTGTCTACAATCACTTCTGTTATAGCCAATTTACCAGAAGTAAACAAAACATAGTTTTTACCATAGTAATTTTTTAACTCTTTAAAAGAAATCGTGACACTATCACCATATCCATTTAACTCATAAAAAAAACTTTGACCTCTCGTATCATTAATAATAAATTTCCCATCTACATTAGTCTGAAGCCTAACTCTAGCATGTTCTGGTATAAACCTATGTTTTGTTTTTTTGGTTTTTGGTTGATTAGGAATTTGCGACATTAATTCTATTTTTTGTTTTTTGAGTGCTTCAGCTACCGCTTTTGCGATTAAAGCATCAATGTCATCTTTTTTTTCAACCTCAATTTGATTTTCTATTATTTGTTCATTTTCATTTTTAACTTCTTTATCTTTTTTAACCCAACTAGGGTTTCCTCTTTTAGCCATATTCTAAAATACACCTCTTCTTAAATTCTTATTTTAATGAAAAAAGGGGAGTTTCCTCCCCTATATATTACTCGAATCTATACAGACCATATTTACCTTCAGGAACAGTAATAGCACCTGCACCTATTCTACGTGAAAAGAATATTTCTGGTTGCATATCATTTCTGCCCATACCATCTTTCATATCGACAAGAGCTTCGCCTTCAAAAAGAACCTTAACGATCTTCTCGCTTGCAGGAAGAACTATTATATAATTAGTATTAACTTTAAAAGAATTAGTACCTGCACCATATGCTTGAGGAAGAGCAAATAAATCAGTACCCCTAAAGGTATCGTAATATCCTATATTATTAGCAGTATCCCTAGCCCTGTCGGAATAACCAAAACCATCAGCTATATTAACAAGACTTGTAGTTGTCCCAAAAATCTGTACTTTTTCAACTCCATTGGCAGCTTTAACATGCTCAATTAAATTAGTGAGGGAAGCAGCATCAAAACCACCATTCACTTTAAAGTTGGTTCCAACGGCAGAATAAGAATTATAAATAGTATCAGAGATAAGTTCACCAACATAGTTAGACATAGCGACAGAAGCCTTTTCAGTTAATCTACCCATATCCATTTTGCCCGCCATAAACATATCAAATTCTTCGTAGAATTTTATTGCTTTATTAGTAGTAGCAACTGTAAAGTTTCTGTCTATAATTTTATTTCTTTCAACATCCATATTACCACGAGCAACAGTAACTACGGGATATGTAGTATTATCCTCAACAAAGAAGTATGGTTTGTCGCCTACAGCAGTATCTTTAAATTCTGCAAAAGCATCAAATTTACCAGCAAGGTTAGCGTGCATGGCAACGGGCATAATTTCTGCCATAATAGCAAAAACTTTATACCTATTTTCCATGAACTTATAATAATTCCATTCGCCCCCGCAAGCATCTCTAACTGCATTACGGATAGCCTCATTGAGTTGTTCTTTTGTATATCCTTCTCTTACGACACTATTAGAAGCATCGAAAGCAAGTTTTTGTAAGTCAGTCATTACAAAAATATTCATATTATATATTCCTCCTTCTTTTATATTTTAATTTTAATATGCTTTGATACATCTAATTTTGACCATTGGTACTCCAGCTTTTGTAAAAAGTTCATCAATAACAAAGACTACTTCTTCACCAGTTGCTAGTGTGTCAAGACATTCAGGTTTCATTGCACCGGCTTTAGGAACAACAAATTTTCCAACGTCAAGAGCACTTGTATTAGTTACATTAGCAACAGGAATAGAAACTACCATTCCAACATACGGAGCATAAGCCCTTACAACTTGACCAGTAGCAATTACGTAATCGTTTTCAGTTTTTTCTGCTTCATAAGAAAGAGGAACATCAAGCACCATTACCATTCCAGCATCATCTACAGCAACAGGAGCAGCACATGCATAAGTCTTATCAGCAGCCTGTGTTCCAACCACTACAATATATCCATTTGCACAATCAGCAGGAGCTACCACATTAAATATAGGGCAAGTAGCACTTATTCGATTTAATACGATTTGATTAGCCATAAATTTATTACCTCCTATTATAAATAATTATTTTTCTTTTTTAATATACTTTTCAGCACTACCATATAAACCATCGTTAGTATTAGATATATTAGTATCTATACTAACTCTACTAAAATTCTGTTTCTTTTGTTTATTAGTATTAGGTTTGTGCTTCATTTTACCTTCGATTGCATATAATTCTTTTTCTAAAGCATCTAATTCAATAAATAATTCACCTTTCTCAAATGATTGAGATATGTTGTTCTTCAATGCTTTAAATTCTTCATTCTCTGCAAGAATAGGCTCAAATTCTTCAACTAATGATTCAATATCAAATTTAACGATTTCAAATTCATTTTTATTTTTATACTCTGTTAATTGAGATATTAAAACATCTTTTTCATTAATGGCAGATTCAAACTCAGCTAATTTAGTTTTTAACTGTTCATTTTCTTCAAACGTAGATTCAAATTTACTCCTATCTTCTTGTATTTTTTGATTTTCTGCTTCGGTTAACCAAACTTTAATCATTTTTTCCCATGAACTCATATCAACCGTAGCAGTAATAGTAGCTTCATCAAATGAATATTTGACTCTACCATATGTACACTCATAATCATTTGCCGTCCAGTAATTTTTTTCTACATATACAAATTCATCATCAAAATCTGAAACCCAATAATAAGTTTCTTCGATTATTTTATCTTCTCCATCTCTAACTATAACTGGGTCTAAAGCATTTCTTAATGCCTCTCTTCTTTGATTATATGTGACAGAAAAACTCATATCCATATTATCACCTTCCTTTTTTTTTCCCATCGTTTGTGCTTCACCCCCTTCCAACGAAGAAGATTGAGAATTAAGTTCTTTATTAAGCTGTTCAACTCTCTTATAAAACTCTTGAGAGAATTTCTGATTATTATCAAATTTCCCAAGAACCCGCATACTAGCACCCTCCATACCAGGTAATATATTATCACCCAATATAGTTATACCAGTATATCGATATGCTTTAATATCTATGATACCGTCTTCTCTTACTTCATACGCATCAACAACTATTTCCATTGATACCGATTTATTTGGATTTTCTTGGAGAATTTCATAACCTTGATTAATATAGTCTTTCCATAGATAACCAATTACTTTAACATATTTCTTACCATTTTTCTCAACGTATTCATATTGATTAGTTTCCGGTACAACACCAATAGGACGTTCAAGATAGATTACTTCAATTTCCCCATCTTTAAAAACTATTTCCATTTCATGCCCAGAAAAATCTTTTGCATCACTTCCATCAATTTTTTTAATATAACCAAGTATAGGTATATTTTTAATTGATTCTTTAGTAACATCAGCATCTATTACTTCAAATTCAAAATTAGATTTATTAAGATTTGTTTTATCATGCATAACTAATATTTCAACAGGTATTTTAAGATCGTCTTCTTGTAATTGTGTAGAAGTTTTATATTGGACAGGGATACTAAGATATTGTTTCAACTACATATCACCACCTTCAATTAAAAAACAGTTTATTAGATAAGAGTATTTCATTCTTGGCATATTTTGATATATAAATCTCCTTATTATTAAGAAATATAGTTACTGGTTTACCATCAATAATTGTTTCGCCATATTTTTGTAAACCAGATTCTTCTAAATCCTTCGCAACATCCTTATGAAAAACATAAATAAATTTCATTCTTCAACCACCTTTTTATATCCTGGAATTCTATTTATACTCATCAACTTTATTTGCACTATCTGTTTTATCTTTAGCCTTCTTTTTTGGTCTACCATTCTTTAAGTCGTCTACTGAAAGTTGCGAACTATTTATCTTTGGTTCTAACCAACTATCCATATCTAATGCTTTTTCAGTTTTAGCAAGATTCATAATATCATAAGGTTCTATTCCACTAGTAACTGCAAACAAACTCCTACTTCCGCCAGCCTGAACATCGCTATAATATCTTTCATGCCAATCCAATTGATTAAACTGATTTATTTTTAAAAATTTTACTTTACATTTATATTGTTTAATTTGCAAATTAACAAAATTTTCAAAAAAATAAAGCAAAGGATAAATTTTTGAAGCATCAGCAAGTGTAGAGTATTCTAACCCTAATGTACTCGCAGCATTAAAAATACTTTCACTAATACCGCTATCTTGCATAACCACCTTATTTGAATGTTCGACTAAATTAATTACATTTGATTGAACTTTATCTAACGCAATACCCGTACAATCAAAAGGGTTTGTAAGAGGAGCAGTATTGCGTGGTAAATGTGATTTTGCAGACTCATGATAGGCTTCTACAATTGGTTTTTCCATAAGTGGTTCGCCAGTATCTTTGTTTACTGGAACCTTCATATGAACTAATTTTATATTGTTTTCTTTTATATAATCTGATTGATAATCTTTATCTGCTTCTAAAGAACTTAAATCCCCAAACATTGGTGCAAAATAAGGATAATCGTGTTGCACTTTTCTCATGTGGACAAAAATGGCAAACCCCTTATTACTTACTTGATATAAATATTCAGGGACACTTATACCATCTATAGTTTTTTTAGTTTTTTTCTTACCTCCATCTTTCCATTCCTGATAATAATTTTGAATTTCTTTTGGATACTCATAAACTCTTAAAGGATCAATTAAGCTAACATTAACATAATATCTCCAAATATTATTATCATCGATATGACTAAGTTGACATATAGAAGAATCTATTTCAACTATTATATTATTGGTATCATCCATCATATTATAAAAATAACTCTCTCCGTTAATTAGCGACCTTCTAAGAAGAGAAGGAAAAACTGTTTTTACATTTATTTTATAAACTGTTTTAGCAGCTTCATAATATCTATTTCTAATTGTCGCTTCTTTTACATCATCAACGTCTTCGCATTCTAAAACATAGTCCCATGTTAAAATGTTAGATAAATAATCAAGAAAATTATTATACATCGGAGAATTATATAAAAGATAATTGGATATATTTTGTAATTCTTTATAATTACCATAAGGGTTAAGTAGCAATCTATTTATTTGTTCGCTAGTATAAGCTCTAGTAGCTGAATTTGGAGGTGTTGTAGTCCATAAAGGTTGGACATTACTCCGAGCATAATTTTCAGGTATAAAAAATTCATTCTCTTTTAATTTTTCTTCGTTGTTTTTAATAAGTGTGTCAGTTTTTTTTGTCTTACTAATATTGTTTTTAATTTTTGCCAAACATAATCACCTCCTCATTATGTAATTTTTAATATAAAACATAATCTAACCAATTAAATTTTTGTTTTTTTGAAATTTTATTTTTCTTTTCTTCTAAATAAACCCAATATAAACCATATAATAATGCGGAAAATTTATCCTTAGGTATTGCCCTAGAAACACGCTCAATTTTGGTTTCAGTACCAGCCTGTTTATATGTTAAATTCATTATCTCTTCACATAGGTTGTCAGTTAAAATATAAGGTATTTCAGCATTAGCTAACTCTTCACTTTCTTTTATTCTTCTTTTTAACTTTTTTTCTAATTCTTTTATTCCTTCGTGTTTAGATTTTAACAACCCGACATTTAATTTGTTAAACACTTGCATAAAATGATTAATCATATCGCTGTTGCGAGTATCTTTATTCTGTGCTTTTAAAGCAAACACCATAGGTATCCCATTATCAGACTCATATTTAGTCCATATTCCTTTGTCATCATTTACAACTTTATAAGGTGGATTACCATCATTTAAATCTAAAATTAATTGGTCTACAACTCCAGAACCTAATCCATTTGCATCAACTACTAATATTCTTGCTTTAAATTCTTTAACTTTTTGTTTTAAAAATTTAGCTTGCCATGTATCATGCTGACCTTCCATAGAAAATATATTTACAACTTCTTTAACATAATCTCCGTTATCTTTAGGTGTTAACTTTATCACAACCAAACAAGAAAGAGCATTTTCATCGCCTTCATTACGACTAACATCATATGCTAAACAATATTCTACTTTATTATCTCCACAATGTTCCCATTCGGCAACACCAACAACTCTGGACTTTTTCAATTTTTCATCTGATACTAACGAACCGGATGAAGAACCTGTCCAGATCGATTGATATTCACGCATAAAATCCATAATACTATAAGTTGGAGATTCCCGCAGTTCTTCTATAAAATCAATATCTAATTGTCCATGTAAACAAGGGAGTTCATATGAATTACCAAGACAAAACGCAGATTTACCATCTATCATATCTTGATAAACTTCTCTTAATTTTTGATATCCAAATTGTTGCTGTGTGCCAGCCGTTGTTAAATATATCTCGCATTTATGTATCTCATTAGGATCAATTTTATTACACATGGCAGTACGGTCATTAGCCATAAGAGGGATTACTACCGAATTCAATATGTCGCCATCAAATTTTTTGTCTACAATTTCTTCAATCGCACCACCAAATCTACGACCCCCACGAGTGGTATCTCTCATTTGCACAACATCATATTTAGAACCATTGTAGAAAATAAGTTTAGTGTAATCTTTATTTTCTACAAATGTTTTAACTTCATTTCTCAACAAAGGGTAAAACTCAAATATATCATTTAAACAATCTGCTGTAATTTTAGCAGCTTGTTCTTTTCCTGGAGCGCAACAAAATAAACGTGTACGAGGATACATAATACACTTTAAAACAAATGCTAAATTTTGAAGAAAACTTTTTGAAGTCCCACGAGTTGCTGTTAGAAACACCTTCCTATATCTCATCATTATTCTAAGATAAACTCTTTGATAAAAATATAATTCTATTCTAGGTTCATCTCCTGATATATAATCAAGAAACCTGTCTGGATAATATCTAAAATAACTACATAATTCACGCCATTTTTCTTTATGTTTTTGAAATCCTTTTAAAATTTGCTCATTTACTTTATTTGTTTCAAATAAATCTGGTCTTTTAAATGTATCAGAATCTCGAAATTGCCTATCTTTTATACTAAAATTTTTATAAGAAGACATTAAATATCACCTTCATCTATTTTAGGAGTATCAGAAGGTGGTTCCGACATAGTTTCAATTTTATTTAATTTTAAAATAAAATTAGCAATATACATAATTGTTTTATCTACTATATCCTGAGTTAACCCTTTTATTTTTTGATAATGTTCCCAAGGAGGAATGAAATCTTCTTTTTCAACTTCTGCGTATATTTGACCAAACCCTCTTAATCCACCTGTTTTATCTATATCAGATTTATCAATAGCCCTAAATTGCGAATCTGCCATATATTTTGAAAATAAATCTCCAAGTTTTTTAGCTTCCTCATAATGTCCCTTTTCTAATTCGATGTCCATTTTCATTGAAATTAAAGCAAGTTTTTTCAAATATATTTCTTCCTGTGGGGTTTCAATTTTATTTTTATCTTTCATATCCCAATAAAATTGTTCAAGTTTAAAATATTCTTCACTAGAATACTTCCCCCATCTATTTATAACATCTGAGCTAACTTCAAAGGAGTTATCTATATTTAGATTTACGGGGTTTATGCTTTCAGGTTCAAATTTACTATCTTTCCATGTTTTTCTTTTAAATTCATTCATTTTAGAATTAGCAATTCTTATGTATACACTCCAAGGGTCTTCGGGGTTTTTTTCTTTTGAAGATTTCCAATAGGAATATATGAAAGGAATATCTAGTAATTGCAATATTTTATATACAGTTTCTATATTGCTATAATCAATCATTGATTTTACACATTTTTTACAAATATTAAGTTTCCCATCCATTGATAATACAGAGTTTGTATTATAAAATTGAGTTAAAGATATCTCTCGTTTACAATTATCACATACTTTTTTTGTTTGTGACTTTAATGCTTTATTTGTATTATTTTTTGCCTTTGGCATAAAGCCACTCCCTTCTGTTCTTCTTTAAATAAAAATAGAGTAGGGAATACCTACTCAAAATAATACTACCAATTCATGAATTGTTTTATTTTTTCTAAAATCCAATCTTATTCCTATCTACACAACCATAACCCTCGTCTTGTGCTTGAGGATGTTCAAATCCTATCGCCTGTATTTGTTGATAAGGATCACCGCTTGCTTCGGGATATTCTCTAGCAAAATCTAAATTCATTGCTTTCATATTCAAATTATGTAAAGTAATTTGCTCTGCTTTTTTATGGTTAAAAATTTCAAAATATATATCGAAAATAGGAAATATATATCTTTCTAACATTAATCCAATAAAAATTCCAAGATAAAACAAGTGCATATATACACCAATTTAACCCTTCATTAATCTAAATAAATTGTATATTCTACTGTTTTACCAACACCTTCTTCAAATATAGCAAATGTAGATGTAGGATTAGATACACGTTTTATATCCATAGCAAAATCATCTATTCCCATAACGCTACCAACACCTATACATCCTTTTCTTACTCCGGCATTTATACTATTAGCATGGTGCTTATGCCCTGTAACCATATAGTCAATCTGAGTATTATAAATAAATGAAAAATCTCTAATTGCTTGCATTACATTTTTTTCTTCTCCGTGAATACCTAAGACATTAAAACCTGCAATGTTTGTATATATTTTATCTGTATAATTTTCATGTAAAATTATATTTGAATTTTCTTTTAAAATTTCACTAATTAATACATGAATTACTTTACTTAAATTCTCATCGGGGGTATCCCCTTTCTTGCCAGTAAGTAAACGTAACTCCGTATGATTCCCCTCCGTAGCATAATAATCAACTAAAACATATTTACTTAATTCATTAAGCCAATCAGCAATAAAATAAGCAAATTGAACAGCGGATTCTACTAACCCATATTTAAGAGTCATAAGTTGACTAATTCTAATTATACCTTCTAATTCATCTCCTAAATTAAAAACACTAATTTCATTAAATCCTTCCTTGTCAACTATTTCAATAGTTTTATCTAGTAATTTCCACATTCTTTTCTTAAAAATGTCTACGCTATATTCATTAATAATTTCTCCATGCAACCCTAAAATTTTAAATTCTTTATTATAATGAGGGTCTGCAAACGCTAATAAACCGCATTTATTATTTTGTTGAACTACATTTTTATTTCTTAAATTTTTATTAATATCTAAAATGGGATGTTTTTTTATTTCTTCAATTGCTCTTTCAACAAATAACTCAAATCTTGCTTCTTCACGGAGCATTTGATTAAGATTAATTTTTTCGGTTTGAATTTTATATTTTTCTTTTATTAATTCTTGTCTTTTAGTTTCTAGTTGTTTTAAAATATCCTCTTGAGAAATATTTTTGCAACCTTCTTCTTTAAGTTTAGATATAATCGTCTTAACTCCATACAAGCGTTTTCTGGATTCATCCGGCGATATTTTTTCACCAAATAAAAATTCCCATATTTCAGACTTATCTAAATCGATAATACCATTCTCTTTAGCATCAATTAATCTATCTGCATATTCA